GATTTATAAGAAACGCCATTTAATATCCTAATGTATATGTTTATGTTATAATTTATATGTCGGTCGCTGGAGAGCGCGCAAGTAATCGCTGCTTATACCAGTGATTAGCCGACACTACTCACTCAATTTCGTATAAGGAAACATCATGCTTACACAAGCAGAACTTAAATCTATTCTTCATTACAATCCTGAAACTGGTATTTTTACATGGGCTAAATCACGCCGAGTTAAAATAGGATCTATTGCTGGACACGTAGATAAGAATAATAGCTACATACGCATCAGCATTAGGTGCAAGTTATATCAAGCACACCGATTAGCATGGCTATACATTTACGGGGAATTACCTACTTATCATATAGACCACATAAATAGAGTTCGCCACGACAACCGTATTCATAACCTGCGCGAAGCAACGCATTCACAGAATTTACTAAATGCTTCCATCCGCTCTAATAATACAAGCGGATTTAAGGGTGTTATCTGGCACAACCTTGTTGGCCAGTGGTTAGCTAGAGCGACTGTACATGGCAAGAGGGTACGTTTAGGTTATTTCGCAACAGCAAAAGAAGCTAGCATAGCTTACGAACATTTTTGTAAGCACAATCATGGTAAGTTTTATTGTGATTCAACATTAAACAATTGAATATAAGCCATAGACTTTTCAACCGTGCCGGCTTCTGTATCACCCATAAAAGCACGGCCTAAAATGTAATCAGCCACAGCACGTTTATGTCGGTCCGCAATCGGGAAGGTTGCGGCTAGCGCTAAATCACTTGCAGGCAAGGCTGCAAAGTCACCTAGAAACAAGTCAGGCCTGTTTGATACGAGGTATTGAATCGCATCATTGGCAAATGCCAGTAATCGCGTATCTGTCCAGCGCACCTTGCCGCTATCGTTTAAGCTCTCACGGGCAAGGTCTAATACATTCTGCATAGTTGACATAGTGATCTACCAAAGTTTTGTTCTTGATGGGCTTCTGGCCATCCCAGAAGAAGCGCTACGCCTTGCGGCACTCACACTGCTGTTAAACTGGCTAGCGTGATAGCTTGATAATTGTGCGTTGCTCCATGGCTTTTCAGGGATTTCAAACAATCTCGCTTTTGCTCCATGTGCAATCGCATCGTAATATTTGTTCGCTATCCAATCCTCCAACGTTGCAGCGGTGCGGTTAGGTTTTAATGAAACCTTCACTCTCAATGTCACCACTGCAGTTGGAATCGGACATAACGTGATTGAATTGTTAGCTTCTTGGTAGTAATACTTCTCATTGCCAAAGGCTTGTGATAAATCGCCGTATCTATCCATCAAGTCGTCACGGCTTTTTGCTTCCAGCTTCACGCCGTTGGCAAACACCTCAATCACTTGCGCAATGTCAGTATCAGTAGGCATAGTCAAAGCGTAAGTCGCCGTCAATGCCACCGTATCAAAGGCCGTTAAGTATTGGACCAGCACATTAGATTGATCACAAAACGCAATCGCGGCCTGTCGGATATGCTTCACCGCTAATTCAGGCTCGCAACCTTTTACGTCAATGAGAACGTCATCGTACCAAGAAGTAAAATTCATGTTATAGACCTACCTGTGAGTTATCCGCAGTAGGCGCTTTACGCAACTTCAACTCTTTCACTAACTTAGCGCGTAATTGCGCCTCGTTCATTGAGTTTGAGTAGGTCACATGCTCTTGCTTAGCAAATGCAATTAAACCTGCCTTATCTAAAGAATTAGTCAGTTCTTCTAACGTTGGAGGCTCATTGTCAGCAGTAGGCGCTGGTGTGATTGTGGCTGGAGGTGTAGATTCCCCAGTTTTGCCGCCCGTTAAATCTCCCTCCAACTCTGGAGCTTGACTAGATTGCGCTGGGGCATCCGGGGATTTGTTTAACGTTTCATCATCCGGCTCTGGTACGATCACTTGCAGCTCAGTTGGCACCAGTTTTAATACCAGTACGCCATCTAATACGGCTTGATATTCTTCTGCAGTCACTTCTTTTTCAAGAATCAACCCTTTGGCAACTAGCTTGCGCTCTTCGGCTTCCAAGTCCAGGTTGTTGTTTGTCATGAGCGCATTCACTTCGCTACGAATGTCGGCTTCTGTACGCTCTTCTGTATTGACGGTTCGGTTAAACTGCATACGCGCAAAAGCTGTGAGCTGGGCCACATTCATTGCGTTTAAGTTGACAAAGGCTACTGGCTCAATCACGTTATGAGCGCCACGTTTGCCCATGTATGTGTCTGCATCAGCCGATGGATCAGCTAATTCAAACGAATCTGTATGAACAAGCAATTCTTTTGCTAAGTTCTCTGAAAAATTATTCACCTGGCCTTGTACCCAAGTTGCACCACTTTTGGTGACGGTATCTTCTACGAAGTCTTTTTTACCTACATAGCGAACACCTACAATGTTGTTTGACATTTCAATGCCTCCAAATAAAAGAAGGCGCCACTTAGACGCCTTCTTTACCTACATTAAACGGATTGCAATTAAGCGATACCGTTACCTTTGCCGTTGAGTACAACGGTTAGCTTGGTACCAAGTGCAATTGCGCCAGCACTTAACGTGCCTACCAACTTCACTGGCTTGTTTAATACCACTGGTTGAGAAGCACTTTCTTTGCGACCAGCAGATGACAATGCTTGCGCATTAAACCACTGCGTTAATGCTGCCGCTGGCGTGCCATCAACAGGCTCAAAACCTAACGACAAGGCGCCATCAGCATCAGCATCGTGAATTAATGAAACAGCGTTGATTTCCACGCCTGCTGGGATGATGCCAAAGTAAATCTTATCGCCACTCGCTGCAGCTTTAGCGATTGCGTAAGATTCATTCCAGCCTTGCGGTGCCAAACCGCTAGATAGCGGCTTTTTGTTGTAATCATCTGCATAAATATTTGCCATGATGTAATTTCCTTTTAAATTTAAAATAAAAAAGCCCCACTCAAGGGGCTATGTTGCTAGTGATTGCTTATGCTGCGCTTAATTTAGCCGCAACGTCCAAGATAATGACACCGTGGTCTGTTGGCACTGCGTCACCGTTTGCATCTGGCGCATTGAAACGCACCTTAGCAGAACCTTCAACGCCAAACACTGCAAACTCTGGCTCACGGTCAAAGTTGTGCATTTTTTCAGCCCATGAGTAGTGCGTGCCACTTGCTGCGTCCTTGCCGTAAGCATTGACTAACGCTTGAGCGCCTAACAGCATGCAACGGTTCATCGCAAAACCTGCTGTTAAGCCTGCGTTCACCGCTTGTGCTGTTTCTGTTGCTGTTGCAGCATTCGCAGAAGTCACGATGTTAGTGCTTTCACCTGGCAAGTAGCGGATGGCGCGTTGCATTTTCTTCACCAAGATACCATTCCACATGCCGCATTCACCAGCAAACAATGGGTGTTGTGCCAAACCACCTGATTGCGCACGATTCACTGCATATTGTTGGAAAGCGCGTAATGAGCCTTCTGTTAGCAATGAAGAGTACACATCAGCAGGCACGTACATCACCCACATTGGATTGTCACCAGCAGCGTTATCTTCTGGCAATGTCACTGGTTGTAAGGTTAAATCAAGGTTATCAATCACATTACGCAACGCATCGATGTGATTAAGCTTCAATGTGTCGGTAGAAGCCAAAGAACCTAATTGTTGACCGCCTGCGACAATGTTGTTGCCATTCACAACAAAGTGACGGTTGAAGGTTGGCGCTTTTACATCATTGATCATGATGCCGCTGTACTTAGCGTGAGAAGCCAATGGGATAACCCAGTCCGCGCTATTAATCGTACCGCGAGCACCAGCCAATTGCACTAAGTTACGCTGTTCAAAGTAACGTGCTGCTAAACCTACTGCAGAAGCACGCGCCAAACGGCGTAAATCATGCGGTGTGCGTTGTTGTGACATACGACCACCAGCATTGACTGGGAATGTCCACTGGTCGATTTTCACCTCCATTGAACTGAATGATAAAGCAGAGCCTTTACCTTCTGCTTGCTCGTCACCCATAATAGGCTGACCTGTTACCACATCGATACAATCCATGCTAGCGCGATCACCAGCAGTTTTGGTCAAGTCGTACAACTCAACAATCGGCATGCCAGGATCTGTTTGCTGCTTGCCGATCTTACCTTCAACCTCTGTAACAGTTGGCTTTTTACCTGTCAGGCCACGGAATGTGCCTGCTTTCTTTTGTGCTTGTGCAAATAGCGCAGCGCCGTATAACTTGGCTGACTGTGCACTACCTGATGCAATGTTAGTTTGTGACATATTAAAGCTCCTGAAATGAAAAAAGCCGCAATTAAGCGGCTTGATATTTTTAAAATTGGGTTAGTTGATTAAAGCTTGTTCAGATAGTTTTCAATCTGCGCAGGCGTCATTTTCGAGAACATTTCTGTGAGTTCAATGCCAGACTTATCAGCAATCGCGGCTTGCTCATCCACGGCAGGCGGCAAGCCTCCCTGAATGTCCGAAATTGTTTTAGGTACCGACTTCACCTCGTCAGCTTTCTCTAGTGCCTTCTGTGTGGCTTCTTTAATTTGCAACTCAGCTTTAGTAGCAAGCTTCACTTCGCCGTAAGCCTCTTCATAGCGTTCAATCACCTTGCCGAATCTTTCCTCTAGTGATAAATCCGCAAATTCAGGATCATCACGTAAGGTACGGTCAATGCGTTTTGCTGCCTCATAAGCTTTTGCGTCCTGCGTTTGCAAAAACGCTAGCTTTGGATTGGCATCAATCGCTAACTGAACAACACTTACTAAGGTTTCGGCTTTCGCTGCTTGCGTTTCCTGCGACTGAATCTTTAGCTGATCATTTAACTTAGCAATAGCGGCCTGCTGTTCACGCAATGTTTGCGCAACCGTTGGCATCTCTTCTTCAATGGCGGCTAATTCTTCCTCGCTTAGCGCTTCAATCGCACTGCCTTCGACTTGACCGGCTTCAAGTGCCGCGATACGCTCATTCAACTCGTTCACTTTCGCTTCCGCTTCGATACGGGCTTGGGCTTCCGCCTGTGCCTGTGCTTCCGCTTTACTCAAGTTAGCGCGTGTTGCGTCCAATACTGCAAAAGGGATAATGTTCTTACCGTCTTTTGTCGCTACACCTTCAATGGGTTGATCATTTGTGAGTTCGGGCGCATCCTCACTTGCTGTATCGCCCTCAACGCTTTGTTGGCTATCAAGGAATGCCTCTAACTGCTCGTCATTCATCTTTGCCAGTGCGTCATGATCCAAGACTAATTCATCGATTGTTTGTGCTGCTGTTGTCATGTTGCTGTTCTCCAATGGCTAGGCCATTCCCGTATCGCTGGGTTGCGGTTGGATTTGATTAAAGAATCCGCACTTAAGCGGTGTTTGGTTAATAAAAAAGCCGCTGATTAGGCGGCTCGTTCTTGTTTGCCCATATCGCTTGGGCCTGCGAAAAAACTGTTACTGCGCTTTATCGTTACGCATTTCGTTGATAATCCACTCTAAGCGCTCGATCTGCGCGTCCTTGTCCATGGCGTTAGCATCTGCTGCCAGTTTCTTATCGGCTAGTGCTAAAGCAGTATTGGATTTAATCTGCTCTTTTTCTAAATCAGCATTTCCGTTTGCATTTGCCTCGCTTTGAAGCTTCTGCGTTTCCGCATTGGTCTTATTGACTGCAGCCTCTTTCGCAGCCACGTCCAGTATGGCTGATTTCTTAAGTAAAGCCTGTTGCTCTGCGGCTTCGGCTTGTTGTTGTTGCATAGCCTGTGCTTCTGCTTCGTTCTTTGGTTGTGGCGCACCACCTTGTCCAGTAGCTTTACGAATGCGCTCTACAATCTCGGCACGTTCAGGCAAATCAGAAGCGCCCACTACGAAGTCCAGCACTAACGCCTGCAAGTTAGGCGGCAATGATTGTGTGATTTGTGTCAACATTTGTAAGCGTTGTGCGCGGTAACTTGAGGTACTTGGCACATCAGATAGTGAAACTTTCAATTTCGCACGCTGAACGTCATTACTCAGATCATGCTCATTGACTTTATGGTTCAAGATCACCCGTTTTGGCTGTTCAAACTCTTTATCGATGATCACTTCGGTTTCTTCTTCACCCATATCCTCAATAATCAGCGATAACAGCAATTCGCCACCTAATGAACGTGCAAAGCTAAAGTTATCGTAGATTTCTGCAAGCGTCTGTGTGGATTGTTCTGCTAGGCTGTTTAACGCAATGCCAGACATATCTTTAGCGCTACCTTCAAACGCTGAATACACGCCCACTACGTTTTTAATCGCAGCGCGTTTATCCACCAACGACTGATATTGTTGTGCATTTAACGCAAAGTCAGATTCAACTTTGAATTGTCCACCTGCGGCAATCTTGGCAGGGTCAAGGATATGCATAGCATCAGGGCGGCCAGCTTCACGGCGTACCATTTCTTCATC